CGAGAAGCCTCGGAAGCCTCCGACGCCGCCGCGCAGTGACCGCAGGAATCCGGATCGCGCTACGGTGACGCCGAAGATCCATGAGAAGCCGCCGCAGTTTGCCAAGGGTGGCGCTGTGCGTGGTGCGGGTGCTGCGAAGCGGGGCATGAAGCCCGCGCGTTTCTACTGAGGAGACTACCATGATGAAGAAGACGATGGGCAAGGCCAAGATGGGCGATCCTTCGAAGCTTACCGCCGATAAGTTTTCGGCTAGGGCGAAGCGTGCGACCCTGCGTGGCGACGATGTTGGCACCTTCAAGAAGGGTGGTGCCATCAAGAAGTATGCCAAGGGTGGCAAGTGCTGAAAGAGTTTGAGCGTCTGATCGAGATGCGGCGTCGCGACATGGGCCTTCGGCTTATTGAAGCTGGGGCCGCATCTTTCGATGAATACAAGTGGCACGTAGGCTACTCGGCTGGTATGTTGGAAGCATTGGCACTCTTAAAGGAGATTGTTGATGCAGATGCCGACGGCGAAGAGTAGCGGTAACACGACTTGGTGGACTGACCCCGCGACTCCCGATCCCCAGGATCTTCCGGTTGTGCGGGGATGGCGCATCCTGGTCAGGCCGATTCCCAATGCCCCCAAGACTAAGGGTGGTATCATCATCCCCGACTCCACCATCGAGACTATGGATCTGATTCGTAGTGTCGGTATGGTGAAAGTTGTGGGTCCGATGGCCTATACGAGACCCGACATGGGCGATACGCCCTGGTGTAAGGTCGGGGATTACATCTTGTATCCCCGGTATAGTGGGGCCAAGTTCTCGTATGGGGGAGTCAAGTTCCTACTCCTCAATGATGATGAAGTGCTGGCGGTCATCCAGGATCCCGCCCGCATTAATGAGTAGGGGTTGACAACTCCTCTCATCTCGTAGTATCTTGGGAATGCGTAACGCAGGATCGCAACTGTGGAAGAGAAACCAGAACAGTGGGTTGACGTAGAATATAATTCTGCGGAGACTCCGAAGGCTCCGGAGACTACTCCGGAGAAGCAGGAAGACGAAGTTTCGCAGATGGGTCCGCGTGCCCAGAAGCGGATCAAGCAGCTAGTGGGTAAGACGCATACCTTGGAGGCGGAAGTCGCCAAGTTGCGTCAGGAAGCGGAGGCCGCGAAGAGGGCAGCCGCTGAGGCCATGGAGAAGGCTAAGGGCACTCAGTCTTCCGCCAATGAAGTTTTCCGCAATTCGTTGCAGGAAAAACTGAAGACGGCGGAATCTAAGTGGAACTCGTCCTTCGACGCGGCCGACAAGGAAGGGATGATGGCGGCGCAGTCCGAGATGATGGATGCGCGGCTGGAGTTGAAGGCGATGGAAGCGTGGCGGCAAGCCGACGCCCAGAAGCCCGAGGCCAAGCCCCAGGCCAAGCCCCCACAGCAGCAGATTGCCCCGGTCACCAAGCAGTGGATGGATTCGAATCCCTGGTTTGGCAGAGGGGAAAACGCGGACAAGACCGCGACGGCACTGGCGGTTTCAATCAGTGACGACCTGGTGCAAGAGGGTTTCGACCCGATGTCCCAGGACTTCTACGAGGAAGTTGAGAAACGCCTCGTAGCCGAAATGCCCCGGATGGCTTCCAAGCTGAAGGGGCAGGAGACGGCACCCAAGTCTATTGTGGTGGGGCAATCGCGCAGTCCCGCCCGACGTATCCGCCTCGATGAGGGAACCGTAAAGGCTTCCCAGCGACTCGGGGCCAGCCTTGAGGATACGGCCCGATACGCTGAAGCGATTCAGCAAGCGGGAGACGGCTATGTCAACATTGACATTAAGCGCGGAAGGAAATGACAATGACGATGCACAAGACGCGAGAGGACGAATCTCGCAAGCGTGAGTGGAAAGAACCCAACGAGTTGGATGTGCCGGAAAGCCTGGTGCGCCGACTGAAGAGTGAGGGGTTCGGCACTCGCTGGATCCGAATCTCTGCGGAGGGGAAGCCGGATCCCGTCAATGTCATGACCCGGTTGCGGGAAGGGTACGAATTCGTCAAGCGAGAGGACGCCCCCGAATGGGAAGGTGCCCCCAGCTTGGAATACGGATCCCACGGCAACCTCATTGTGATTGGGGATCTGGCCCTGGCGAAGCTGCCTCTCGATATTTCGCAGTCTCGCACGCGCCAGATCAACGAGAGGACCCAGTCCCTGACGGATGCGATCCAGCGGCAGCTTGCCGAGAATCGCAACCTCAACAGGGCACTGCCGGTTTCGAATAGAGGAAGTAGCAGTAAGGTGTATTCGGGCGGCCGTACTCCTACGCTAGACTAACCAATAGGCCGCTTGTGAGGAGAGTGTAACATGGCTACTACCAAGCGGCCTTTTGGCCTCCAGCCGGTTCGGATTCGCGGTGGTGCCCCGAATACCGGAGCGCTGACGACCTATCGAGTTGGGGCGTCGGCTGGTCCCTCGGACATCGGTGACGGCGACCCCGTCAAGATGATTCCGGGCGGGCAGATCCAGGCTTGCACCGCTGCCGCCGACTACGCCATTGGCGTTGCCAAGGGCTTCAAGTGGGTGGATCCGGTGACGAAGCGTCCGCAGTGGAGCAACTATCTCCCGGCGGGCACGTCGTCGGCGGACAGCAACATCTATGCCTACGTCGTTGACGACTCGATGGCCACCTTCATCATCCAGGCTGACGCCTCGGTGACGCTGGGGGACATGGGTCTCAACTTTGAGTTGTCGGCTATTGCGTCGGTCAACACCTCCTACGGCAAGTCTCAGGCTGTGCTGAAGGCGTCCACGCGAACGACGGCTACCAAGCTGGTTCGTCTGGTGGGTCTCTACGACACCCCGGACAATTCGTGGAACGATGCGTTCCCAATCGTTGAAGTCCGGTGGGTCCAGCACCGCGATACTCAGGCTTCCGCTTTCTAAGGAGTGACACCATATGGCTGCAATTACTAGGGCAAATATCGCCAAGCAGCTTCTGCCGGGACTCAATGCGGTCTTCGGTGTGGAGTATGGCTCGGTGGACGACCAGCACCTTCCGCTTTTCGAGATCGAGAACTCGGAACGCGCCTTTGAAGAGGAAGTCCTCTTCACCGGATTCGGCACTGCGCCGACGAAGGACGAGGGTGCTGCTGTCGAGTACGACAACGCGCAGGAAGCCTGGACTTCGCGGTACACGATGGAGACGGTGGCTCTGGCCTTCTCCATCACTGAAGAGGCCATGGAGGACAACCTCTATGACACCTTCGCTCGCGTCCGTGCCAAGGCCCTTGCCCGCGCGATGGCGAACACGAAGCAGGTCAAAGCCGCCAACATCTACAACAACGGCTTCAACTCCAACTTCATTGGTGGCGACAACGTCCCGCTCTTCTCGGCTTCGCATCCGACGATTGGCGCGGGCAACTTCAGCAACACGGTGGCGGTGGACCTGTCGGAGACGGCGCTTGAAAACGCGCTGATCAACATCAGCCTCTTCCGCGATGACCGTGGCATCCTCATCGGGACGAAGGGCGTCAGCCTCCACATTCCGCCGCAGCTTCAGTTCGTTGCGGAACGCCTCCTCCAGACGCCGGGGCGCGTGGGTACCACGGACAACGACCTCAATGCCCTTCGCAACATGGGCATGCTGCCGAGTGGCTACCACATCAACCAGCGTTTCACGGATCCCAACGCCTGGTTCATCAAGACGGATGCGCCCAACGGGTCGAAGATGTTCAACCGCGTTCCGCTTCAGACGAAGATGGAACCGGACTTCGACACGGGTAACCTGCGCTTCAAGGCCCGCGAGCGTTATGCGTTCGGTTGGTCGGATTGGCGCGGTTGGTATGGTAGCAGCGGCGCTACCTGATACCACTGAGGTAACAGTAGGGGGGCCGGGGATAACACCTCGGCCCTCTTGCTTTCTACCCCCTAAAATGCTACACTTTGCCGTTACCCCGGCGATAGAATCGGGGATATAGACGTATCCCCCAAAACTGGAGATCATCATGTCTCGATTCACTCGCGAAGCCTACCCCGTGGTTATCGTTGCCTCCGTTGGTACGTCGGCTGCCGACTTTGGCATCGACACGGATGGTAGCCTGATCCTCAACCAGGTTGTGGCCGTCAGCATCAACGGCATGAATGTGTCGTCGGCCCCGGCCTACCTTCCCCTCAAGAATGCTGCGGGCACCACCTACTACATCCCGGTCTATACCACTATCGCTTGATGGTGACGTATGTCCTGGACAAACATCAAGGCAGTCTTCTGTAGCGTAGTCTCTGCGGTTGTGGTGGACCATCCGAGTCGCCTCCGCAGCCTCTACATGCACAGTGCTGCCTCGGGCACCCTGCGGATCTATGACGGGTCTGCGGCGGTCTCCACCACCGGCCCGCTGCTGCTGCAGGTGGAATTGCCCCACCGCTCAGCGGCTGGCAACCCCGACTCCGTGACCCTCTACATTCCCGACGCGGGCATCCGCTACCAACAGGCGATGTTCGTGCAGGTGTCTGGCGGGGCTGCTTGCGGCCTAACCCTCTTCTACGACTGAGGTCTCAAATGGCTACTTCCCGTGGTGCTGGCGCGGCCCAGCGCGGCTACGAATACAAGGTCTACAAGTCTGGCGGCAAGGTCGCCAAGGGCGGCAAGGTTGCCAAGTACGCCAAGGGCGGGTCCTGCCGGGGTATGGGTTCTGCCACCAAGGGTGGCAAGTACACCATCAAGTAAGCCATGGCTACTTCCGGGACCACCAACTTCAGGTTGCCCCTCGATGAGTTGCTGGAACAGGCATCTCTTCGG